AGCCTTAGCAGAATAGTTTGGGAAGTAGCCCTGGCAACGGGGCTACCGCCCAGCGAATTTGAAAGTGCCGAAGACATTTTGACAGTCATTGAAATTTTAGAGAGGCAGAAAAATGGCAAGTGACGGAATCGCTTATGACAAAGCGGAACTAAACGCCATTAAACGTTCATTTAAAGCAATGGACGACGAAGGAATTGACCAGGCAAAAAAGATTAGTAATGAATTGGCAACCTACGTTCAAGGCAAAATTATTGAAGCCGCTTCGGGTACTCGCAATTTATTAGACGACCGAATTGCCGCGGGTTCAAAAGTTTCCAAATCTTCAAAAATTGGCGAAATGTCATTTGGTTTTGCTAGTCAAAAATTAAGTGGTGGCGGTACAACGCAACAATTATGGGGCGGGGCTGAATTTGGTTCGAACACAAAAAAACAATTTCCAGTTTGGTCGGGTCGTCAAGGTAAAGGTTCGCGCGGTTGGTTTATTTATCCAACATTGCGCAAGGAACAACCTGAAATTGTAAAACGCTGGGAAGGCGCATTTTCCGACATTGTAAAGAAATACGACTGACATGGCAGGTTCACGCACGCTCAAACTGACGATACTTGGTGACGTTGATAATTTAACCAAATCGCTGAAAACCGCTGAAACTGACACTGGCAATTTTGGCGACAAAGTTGAAAAAGTTGGCAAGGTTGTTGGTGCTGCATTTGTAGCCGCTGCCGCTGCCGCTGGTGCTTACGCGATCAAAATTGGTGTTGATTCAGTTAACGCAGCAATTGCCGACGAAAAAGCGCAAACACAATTGGCAACTGCAATCACCGCTGCCACTGGCGCGACAGACAAAAACATTGCAGCAATTGAGCAGCAAATCCTTAAAACATCATTGGCAACTGGTGTTGCTGATGATCAATTGCGCCCAGCATTGTCACGTTTGGTGTTGTCCACAAATGACACGCAAGCGGCAACCGCATTACTTAACACGGCATTGGACGTTAGTGCTGCTACAGGAAAACCGCTTGAAACGGTCACAAACGCATTGGCTAAGGCATACGACGGCAACACAACTGCCCTGGCAAAACTAGGCGTCGGCTACGGCGCAGCTGAATTAAAGGGTAAAGATTTCAACACAATTGTTGGCGAATTAAATACCAATTTCAGCGGTGCTGCCTTAACTGCGGCAGGTACTTATCAGGGACAAATTGACAAACTGAAAGTTGCATTTGACGAGACCAAAGAATCATTAGGCGTTGCATTGTTGCCAGTTGTTCAAACATTTTTGAAGTTTTTAAACGAAGAAGCATTGCCAGTATTTATGAACGTTGTTGGTGCATTTACCGATAAAGATTCAGGTTTGAACGCTGGAATCACAACAGTCATTGACACATTGCAAAAAGTTGCAAAACCAGTGTGGGAAGGTTTAGTCACTGCATTTGGATTTATCAAAACTGCCATTGACGGAAACAAAGCGTCATTTGAATCGTTTGCCGAAGTAGTTAAAACCGTAGCACCAGTTTTGGGAACAGTTTTGGGTGGAGTCATTAAGGTCATTGGTGGCGTGGCGTCAGTTGTGCTTGATCTAGTTGGCAAGGTTGCAGGTGCGGTTGCACCAATTTTGAACGCCGCCATTGACGGAATCAATTTGGTCATTAAAGGTTTGAACCTAATCAAGCCAGGAAGTGACATTCCACAATTGACGAAAATCGGAGCGGTCAAAGCAACCGCAGGTTTTAGCGGTACAACACCAGGCGGGCAATCATTTAGTGGAACGCTTACCGTTCCAAAGGTCAACGCCGCTGGAGTCATTACTGGTAGTGACACCACAACGACAACGACAGGTGGCACGACTGGGGCTGGTGGCGTTTCAACAGCGTCAAAGGTTGCTGCAACAGCTGCAGAGGCCGCTTCAAACATTGTCACAGGCTCATTCAATGCTGGTTCATTTAGAGCCGCTGAAGCCGCTTCATCAGGTACAACGATTAACCTGACCGTAACTGGTGCATTGGATTCTGAAGGTACTGCCCGCACAATTGTCAACACATTAAATGATTCATTTTACCGCGGCACAGGTGGCGCAAATAACCTGCAAATAGCATGAGTAACTGGACACCCGTTTGGAAGGTTGAAATTGACGGCGTTGCATACACAACGGCGGTTTTGGCAAATCTTTCACTGACTAGTGGACGAACAAACATTTATGAGCAAGCGCAAGCGGGTTTCGTCAACATTCAGTTGCTTGACGTCAACCAAACCGCAATCCCAGTTTCAATCAATTCAACCATTTCAGTGGAAATCAAAGACACTTCAGGCACATACGTCCCCATTTTTGGTGGCAACGTTGTTGACATTGGTTTGGAAGTGCGTGACGTAGGTTCAACCATGTTCACGCAGACCTATACGATCACCGCACTAGGGGCATTGGCGCGTTTGCCAAAGGTTTTGACCAACGGCGTTTTGCCAAAGGAATTTGACGGCGATCAGATTTGGGACGTTTTGAGTCAAGTTTTATTTGGTCAGTGGCAACAAGTTGCAGGTGCATTGACCTGGGCAACCTACGACCCAACAATTACATGGGCAAACGCCGAAAACAATGGTTTGGGTGAAATTGACCGCCCAGGCAATTACGAACTGGCAGCGCGTTCAACCAATCGAACCGACGTTTATTCGCTGGTTTCAGCATTAGCAACGTCAGGGCTTGGATACATTTACGAGGACGCCTATGGGCGCATTGGTTATGCCGATTCGACGCACCGCACAAATTATTTAGCTGCAAATGGCTATGTTGACATTGACGCAAACCATGCACGTGCAAGGGGATTGAAAATTGAAACGCGTGCGGGTGACGTGCGTAATTCATTAACGATCAAATACGGCGCAACCAGTAGCAGCGAACAATCTGCCAGCGACGCAGCCTCAATTGCGGAATTTGGAACATTAGCGCAGATCATTACAACCACATTGCACAACAGTGCTGACGCCACCGCCCAGGCAAATTTCTATTTGTCACTACGCGCCCAACCTGAGCCAATTTTTAAAGCAATGACGTTTGACCTGACAAATCCTGACATTGACAACGCTGACCGTGACGCACTGATTAACGTGTTTATGGGTCAACCACTAGCAATAACCAATTTGCCGTTGAACATGGCGTCAGGGGCGTTTCAGGGGTTTGTGGAAGGCTGGACATTTACCGCCAGTTATAACCAATTGAGCCTGATCGTTTTACTTTCACCGCTGGCTTATTCATTACAGGCAATGCGCTGGAATGACGTACCAATTACCGAAAAATGGAACACCGTGTCGCCGACATTAAACTGGGAATCTGCCACAATAGTGGCGTAGAAAAGGGGAAACAATGGCAAATCCAACAACAAACTTCGGCTGGGTCATGCCGACGTCAACTGATTTAGTGACTGATCTGCCCGCGGATTTTGCGGTTTTTGGTCAAGCGGTTGACACTTCAATGGCTGATTTAAAAGGTGGAACAACAGGTCAAGTGTTGGCTAAGGCTTCGAATACTGACATGGATTTCACATGGACTGCTGACGCTTCAGGAATTCCAGCAACAATTCTTGACGCCAAAGGCGACATTATTGCCGCAACGGCTGCTGATACCGCGTCTCGTTTGGCAGTTGGTGCAAACAATACGGTTTTGACGGCTGATTCAACTGCAGCAACTGGATTGAAGTGGGCAGCACCCGTAACTGCAGCTAAAAGTTATGCATTGCTTAATTCTGGCGGCACTTCATTAACAGCAGCAACAACGATCACGGTTTCAGGTTTGAGTGGTTACGACAATTTAGCGGTTGTTGTGGTTGACGCAAGTGCTGGGGCGAATTCAACTTTCACAATGCGATTCAATGCAGATTCAGGTGCAAATTATGTCGTCGCTGGACCGAATTTAGTATGGGTTAGCACTTACGCTTCAGGAAACTTTAGCCGTTTTGGAAGTGTTGCTTCAACTAGAATTGACATTGGTCAATTGTCAAACAATGCTTCTTCATCTTTATCGGGTGGCTTGCTTATGTTTGGTGCAAATAATACGGGCGGTAAGGCTTACATGGGCAGTTGGGGATCATCTGACGGCGGTGGAAACAATAACGCAGCCAATACTTTAAGCGGTTTATACATGGGTTCAAGTGTTGTTTCATCTGTTTCCATCATTAGCGACACTGGTAATTTTGACGCAGGAAAAATCTACATTTACGGGGCGGTATAAAAATGACATACAATGAAAAAATTATTGACATTACAACGGGTGAAGAAACATTGCGAGAATACACAAAGGAAGAAATTGCAACCGTTGAAGCCGAAAAATTAAAAGTTGCAGAATGGCGCGCAATTGTGGACGCAGAAAATGCAACAAAAGAAACCGCGCGTCAAGCCGTTTTGGCAAAACTAGGATTGACGGCTGAAGAATCGGCAGCGTTGTTGGCATGACTTACCCAGCGGGAACAAATGCCAGGTTGATCGAAGTTGCCGCAGCTGAAATTGGCACGGTTGAAGAAGGCAACAACCTGACCAAATACGGCAAATACACAAAGGCAGACGGTTTGCCCTGGTGTGGCAGTTTTGTCAATTGGTGTGCAAATGAAGCGGGCGTCAAAATTCATTCAGTTGTTGCAACTGCATTGGGCGCGCATAAATTTAAAGAAACATCACGTTGGTCAAACCTGCCGCAATTAGGTTATTTGGCTTTCATGGATTTTCCACATGACGGCGTTGACAAAATTAGTCACATTGGAATTGTTGTTGGATTGATTGACGACAAAACTTGCGTGACAATTGAAGGCAATACAAGTGGCACGGGTGATCAGCGCAATGGCGGCATGGTCATGGTTAAGGTTCGCAAAATCGGGACTGAAATTGTTGGGTTTGGAATTCCAAAGTTTGTCCCATACAGGGGCGAATTCCCAACAGTAGAAACACCAAAATCGGGAGTAAAACCGACAAAGGAGAAAACAAAATGGACAAAGCCAAAGCCTTAGCAGCCTCATGGGCTAGAAGTTTCATGGCAGCCGCGCTTGCGTTATTCATGGCGGGCGTGACTGACCCAAAGACCCTTGCAATGGGGGGCATTGCTGCAATTGCACCAGTCGTTTTGCGCTGGTTAAATCCAAATGACAACATTGGGTCAACGGGGAAGTGACACCAAACGAGTGGACGGCGGTTGGTGGGCTAGTCCTTTCGACGCTAGCCGCCGTCTATGGTTTGGCGCGTTTTGTTGTAAAAGCCATAATGCGGGAATTGACGCCCAACAGTGGGACAAGCCTTAAAGACCAGGTGAACCGCATTGAGGCACGCGTGGACGCGTTGTATAACATCATCATAAGCAAATAGACACGCCGACAAACACGCAAGGTTCTTGACGGCGCGTTGATCATGCGTCACCCTGTTCTCAGGTGGTAACAGTTACCGCCTAGATTCGGGAGAAATCAAAATGGTACTTGATCTATTAGACCCCGCAACATTGGGTCGTTTGAGCATGTTGGCAATCTTGCTAGTCATGTCAGCTGCCGTCGGTTACGCCAAAGGCTTCAAAGACGGTAAGCGTGAAGGCATGGCACGCCGTAAGGCGATCGCCCGCCACATTGCAAACAAGGCGGTGAAGTAATGGGATTCCTTGACAATTATGAGGCCAGTCGTGAGCGTTTGGAACGCTGGTTGAGCAGTTTCCCATTGGGCAGAATTGAAACGCGGATAGTCGAATTTAGTGCTGAAAAGGGCTATGTTCTAGTTGAAGCCAAAGCGTTTCGCAATTATGACGACGCATTGCCAGCGGGCATTGACTACGCCCACGGATACGTTGGGGCATACCAACAAAACATGAAACGCTGGTTTGTTGAAGATACCGTCACAAGCGCAATTATGAGGGTGCAGCAATTGGTCATGGGCGGTGCTGAACGATCAACCCGTGAAATCATGGAACAGGTCGAAAAAACACCAGCCAAAATCGCAAACGCTGACAAAGACCACGATTATTGGACAACCAAATTTGGTGACGTGCCTAGTTACAAAACCGCAGGTGAAGCCGAACAGGCAGGAATTCCGTCATTGGGGTCATCAATGGACGAAATCAAAAAACAACTAGGTGGCGAATTAGTTGCTGAAGCACCCCAATGCAGTCATGGTCACATGATTTGGAAACAATCACATGACGGCGCACCAAAGACCTGGGGCGGCTATTTCTGCACTGAACGTACAAAGGCAACGCAATGCACACCGCGCTGGTACGTTATGCGATCAACGGGCAAATGGGAACCACAAGTCTAATGTCTGATTACATTGAACTAATCAACCCACAGACCCGCATTTGCAAACTATTGAAAAACGGTGAAGTCATTGCCGAATACAAAATGGAACAATGCGATAAATGCTCAATGCTGGCAAAAGCCGACGAATTCGGCTATCAGCGCGGGCAACGTGGAGAAAAACTAATGTGGTTTTGTGGCGGTTGCAGATGAAAATGCAGCTGACAAGGGCTGAAGAAATTGAGTGTTTAAAGGCTGCAATTCAATTTTCAATTGACGGTGGCAACCAAGCAAATGACGCAGCCCGATACAACACTGAAATAGGGTTTTTCGATTACATTGCTGAATGGGCTGAAACTATTGGCAGCGAGTGGGTTGTTGCAAAATACCTGGGTGTTACCTATGACCCGCATGAGCCGAAATTCAAGGTTAAGGCCGACGTGGGCAATGGCATTGAAGTGAAATGGACAAAGTACGTCGCAGGCCAATTGATCGTCCACGAATACGACCGCACGGCAGACATTGCAGTCCTGGTCACTGGAAAATCACCGCATTACTTCATTGCAGGGTGGATTCCCGTAGCAATAGCCAAAAAGCCGCGTTATCGCCATTCGAAGCAACCGAATTGGTGGGTCACGCAAATCAATCTGCAACCAATAGAGAATTTGAGGAAATCCACTTATGGACAGACTGCAATTTGAATGTCGAATGTGCAAAAAGATAACAACGCAGCTGATTGTTAGAATAACCGACTTACTGCCACCAGGGGTCGAAACGCTGCAATGCACAATCTGCAGTTGCATGACAGTTGCGCAGATTGGAACGTCAAATGCCAGTCTATGAATTTAAATGCCAGGTGTGCCAAATCAGTGTTGAAGTGGATCGAAGTATCCACGAGGAACGCGAACCGATTTGTTGCGGGGCAAACATGAGTCGGGTCTACTCAACTTTTGGGATTTCATTTAAGGGTACAGGCTGGGGTCATCAATGATCGTGTGCCTTATGGGCGCGCCAGGGGCGGGAAAATCAACCTGGGTGCTTAAAAACAAATCGGGGTTTGAACACATTTTCAACACTGAAGGTGTGCGTCGAAATCGTGACATGGACATTGGTATTTACATGAATCTGCAACGTGCAAAAGCAATTCGAGCCGTTGAGGCAGGGCAAATGCTCATTGCTGACGGTACGCACACGATTCAAAGCCATAGGCGCGTTTGGTTGACTTTAGCTGAGCGTTTAGGGCTAGATACCAAATTGGTCGTATTTGATACGCCATTGAACATTTTGCTGGAAGTTCAAAAACACCGCGAATTCCCAGCACCGCGAAACGTTGTAGTAGATCATCACAGGCGCATGCAAATGGCAAAACTGCACGTTAAGGCTGAAGGGTGGGGTTCAATTGAGACAATTAAGCGTTAAAAGTTATCCACAAAAGTTATGCACAGGTGCAAAAAACCTGTGGGACACGCCCAACGCCATGCGTAAAGTTATTAAACATTTGACATGCACGATACGATTACTTCGCGAGAAGCGAACCGCCACCGCGGTTAGTTCGCTGAAGCGCAGTAAGCGTCATGGGGCGAGTATTGCCATTTTGGCGGTTGTTTCGACAACAGGGATACACAATGCAAATGCAGCTAATTATTCAATAGATCATTTGAAGTTATACGCACATTCAAGGCTATTGGACTATAAGCAATTCCAGTGCTTTAACAAGATCATCATTAAGGAATCTAAGTGGTCATACACTGCACGCAATGGGTCACACTATGGGCTGGGTCAAATGCGTTCAACGTACTATCGTGACCTTGACCCATTCAGACAGATAGATCAAACAATCAAATACATAACGAAACGTTATCAAACACCATGCAAGGCATGGGCGTTCCACCAGGAAAGGAATTACTTCTAGTGGCAAGCGCACTCAAAGACAATGGTTCGACACACTCATGGCGCAAACTACGTTTGAAGATCCTGCACCGTGACGGATACTCATGCCAACGTTGTGGAATGGACGGCAATCACGTTGACCACATCATTCCCAGGCACGCATTTGGTGAAGGAAATGCCGATAATGAAGACAACCTGCAGACATTGTGCAAGGCATGTAATTTAAGCAAAGGGGGGCGGTTTTTTAGTAGTCACGCAACAC